AATGTTAAATTATACAAATTATTTAATAAAAAAAGAACTATTAAAACCACCATACTATATTAACACAATATTTGGTAATTTATTTAACTCACAATTAGAACCATCAACAATATCAACAATTATTAATAACAAACCACAAAATTCACATATGTGTTTTGGTGGGATTGGTGATCATCAATTAAATTCAAATATTATGGGATTAATTTATGCGGATGGAATTAGGATAGGTCTTGAGGATAATCTATATTTTAAAAACAAAGAAAAAACAACAAACATTGATTTATTAAAAAGAATACATAGAATTATTAATGAAATGGGATTATCTATCTTAACCCCATCAAATTTCAGAAAAAATGGATTTAAAAACAAATACAATAACAGTCTTAGGTAAAAGTGATGCAACAATATCACTAATTTTGAATAATTTAGAATCAAACAATCTTTTTCCAAAAATTGAAATTATAAATAATTTAAACCTTGAAGTTATCTATGATTTTAATAACCCAAATTTTCAAATAGAGATTAAAAATTACTTACAAAATACTCCATTGAATTACTGTTTAGGTGGTTATACCCCAAAAGTAAAAAAAACTCTATTTAATTATTTTAATTTACCTATTGATGGTTATGTAAATATTATACATAAATCATCTGAGATTGCATCAACAGTATCTTTAGGTTATGGAATTTTAATGAACGCATTGATATCAATTGCTCCTCATACTAATATTGGTAATTTTGTCTCTATAAACGGACAAGTATTACTAGGACATCATGTTACTATAGATAATTTTGCAACATTAAACCCTAAAGTGTGTGTTGCGGGTCATTGTGAAATTGGAGAGGGATCAACAATTGGTATGGGGTCAAATGTGTTAAATGGTGTGAAAATAGGTAAAAATGTTGTGATCGGTGCGGGGTCTGTTGTTACTAAAGATATACCTGACAATGTTGTTGCCTACGGATCGCCTTGTAAAATAATAAGAGAAAATACTATCACATGATTTCAGTATTTGGTTCAAAATATACTCAAGAAGATATTGACGGAGTAATAGAATGTTTAAAGAATGGTTGGACGGGAATTGGGTCAAATGTTAAAAAGTTTGAGTCAGAATTTAAACAAAGATTAAATGTTGATAATTTTCTAATGGTAGACTCAGGATCTAACGCTTTATATTTGGCGTTAAAAAATTTAAACCTCCCTAAAGGATCTGAAGTTATTTTACCATCATTTACTTGGGTTAGTTGTGCTCAATCAATTTTATTAAACGATTTAATTCCCGTTTTTTGTGATGTTGATCTATATACACAAAATGTAACAGTTGATTTAATACAAGAAAAAATAACAGATAAAACATCAGCAATAATGATTGTTCATTATGCGGGATTACCTGTTGATATTAAACCTATTATTGAATTAGGTTATCCTGTAATAGAAGATACTGCCCATGCGGTTGACTCTAAAATAGATGATAAATATTGTGGAACATTTGGTGATGTTGGTATATGGAGTTTTGATTCCGTTAAAAATATTGCCGTTGGCGAAGGTGGGGGGATATATTTTAGAGATAAAAAAATGTCAGAAAAATCATTACAAATGAGGTATTGTGGTATTGGTTTCTCGGGATTCAATAATGCGCAAAATGATCCAAATAAAATATGGTGGGAATATAATATAACCACCCCAAATGTTAAAATGTTACCATCTGACATTGAGGGGTCATTAGCGTTAACACAATTAAAAAACTTACATTTAAATCAAAAAAGAAGAAAAGAAATTTGGGATTACTATCAAGAAAGTTTTAAAAATATAAATTTAATAACTCCGACAGAGTGTAAAAAAAATGAAACCCATTCATATTTTACTTACTTCATACAAATGAATGAAAATATTAGAAATGAGGTTGCCAAAAATTTATTTGACCTTGGGATATACACAACTTTAAGATATCATCCTTTACATTTAAATCCAATTTATAAAACAAATGTTAGATTACATAATTCAGAAAAATTAAATAAAACAGGTTTAAACATACCTTTACATCAAAACTTATCTGATGAGGATGTAAATTATGTATGTGATAAATTAAAAAAAATAATAAAATAATGCTACACATAATTACACCTCTTTATAGATACGAAAATCTAACTCAACTATTTAGTTCAATTTATGCGAATGATGATATAACTTGGCATATCGCACATTCAAATAAAAAACCCTTACCTGAATTGGAATTTTTAAAAAGTAAAAATATAAAAATATATAGTGTGGATTGTTTAGATACAGATGCAACCAGTAAAAGAAATGAAGTATTAAAAAATATCAAAAATGGATATTTTTGTTTTCTTGATGATGATACAATTTTCCACGAAAATATGTATATGAAATACCGTGAATGTGTTGATCACAATTTTGTTGGGATGATAATCGGAGAACAAATAGATAATGATGGGAAATTAAGATTGGTTGCAAGTAAACCTGTATTCCGTAGGATAGACACTGGAAATGTATTATGTCATCATTCTTGTTTATCTGAATGTGAATGGCCAAGTGAATACATACCCGAAGTTAATCAGAAAGATTTTCTTTTTTGGGATTCTGTCTATAATTATTACAATAAAAAATGTGGTATTTGGAATCAACCAATAAGTTACTACAATAAATTATCAAAAATAGAAAATGACAACAAGAAAAAAACCAAGTCAAACAAATGAACAGGTTGAATCTAAACCCTTCTCAAGAAAAGATTTCATAAACTCAGTCATTAAGAAAAAACAAAAAAACAAATTTTTATCCACAAATCAAGAAGAATATTATAACATTCTAAAAGACAATCAAATCACAATTTGTTCAGGACCTGCTGGTGTAGGTAAAAGTTATATATCAATGAAAGCCGCGGTAGATCTTTTATTAGATCCAAATAACGCATATGAAAAGATAATAATTGTAAGACCTGCAGTTGAGGCCGAAGAGAAATTAGGATCATTACCTGGTAACTTGGAGGAAAAATTGGATCCATATATTTTCCCATCTTATTATCTTTTAAATAAAATTATTGGTAAAGAAGCAAGAGAAGAATTAAAAAAGGCTGAAATAATTGAGGTGTTTGCATTGGCCTATATGAGAGGTATGAACATTGATAATTCAATTTTAATATTTGAGGAAGCGCAAAATTCAACACCAAATCAAATGAAATTATTGTTAACAAGAATAGGATTCAACAGTAAGTTTTTCATATCAGGAGACTTAGAACAAACAGATAGATATAAAGATAAAAAACAATCGGGTCTATATGATGCATTACAAAGATTTAAAAATGTTAATGACATTGGAGTATATGATTTTAGAAACGCCAAAAACGTTAGAAATCCATTAATTGGTAAAATACTTGACAAATATGATGAAGAGAATAGGGATTGAGATTAACGGAGTATTGAGGGATACAATTGGGAAATTTAAACATTTGTATGAAAAACATTTAATTGAAAATAATGGATTTGATGTAGAATCTATTGACAAAACGTATGAGTTAACTTTTTCAGGCGATACTGACGAGTTAGTTGAGATGAATGAGAGTACCAATGTTAATTGGTTTAAATATGAGATACTAAGTGAAGTTGATTCTCTTGAACTTGATAAACATTTCTCTTTTCAGTCAAAAGAGGAGTTATATTCATTTATGTACGAAGATTATACAATGGAATTATTTGGTCATGCACCATCAACGGAAACTCTAACATTTAATTACTTGAATGATTTTTACCTTAATTTAAGAGATGAAAATGATATTATAATATTGTCAGATGAGATTGGTAGATCAAAACCATCCTCACTTTTCTTCTTATCTAAGTTTGGATGTTTGGTTGAAAAGATAATTTTTTACTCAAATCAAACAAAAAATACAATTTGGGATAATGTAGACATTTTACTTACCTCAAACCCTGACTTATTATTAAATCATCCACCAAATAAAATAGTGGTTAAATTTATAACAGATTACAATAAACAAACACCCTCAAAATATCAGATTGAATCATTGTCTGAATTTGAGAATTTAATTAAAGAATTAAAAGAATATGCTTAAGATCCTTGGTGAATATTATTATGTTGATATGGACATGATTGATACATTTACAAAAATTGAAGATACGAGTGAACCAACTGAAGAAAATGAAATGGATGGTACAAAAGTACATATTGTAAAATACGAAACCGTAAAATTTATGTTGGAAATTGTAATGGATCAACAATCAGAAGTTGATGAAAAATTATTAGGTAGTTCAGAACTTTCTATTCCATTTAAATTGGCATTTAACACTCTTTTAAATAAAAAAATAATTAATAAACTTTAAAATTATGAATCAAGAACAACTATCAAAACTTGAAAAGTCTATTCAAACAATGAAAGATAAACAGTGTAGAATTTATCTTGTTGTACAGGACACAAAAGGAAACGCCAAAGCCTCAATAAGATATATATATCAAGTTGGAATGGCTCTTAAAAATAACGGATTTAATCCAATCATTCTACACGAAAAACCAGATTACTTTGGTGTGGGTAATTGGTTAGGGGAAGAATATATGACTGAATTACCTCACATGGCAATTGAGGGGACTAATCTTGAGGTTTCCCCTGAAGATCTAATTATTATTCCCGAAATTTATGGATTTGTTATGGATCAAATCACAAAACTTCCTTGTGGTAAAGTGGTGTTATGTCAGGCGTATGATCATATTTTTGAAACATTAAACCCCGGAGACACTTGGTCAAGGTTAGGTTTCTACAAATGTATCACAACATCAGAAAAACAAAAGGAGGTTATTGAAACGTTAATGAGAGGAGTATCTATTGATGTCTTACCACCTGTAATTTCGGAATGTTTTGAAAAACAAACATTACCACCTAAAACTATAATTTCTGTACATACCAGAGATCAAAGAGAAACTGTTAATCTTATCAAGGCATTTTATGCTAGGTTTCCACAATATAGATGGATAACATTTAGAGATATGAGAGGGTTATCTGAAAAAGAATTTGCAAACGCAATGAAAGAAAGTTTCTGTTCTGTTTGGATGGATCAAACAAGTGGTTTTGGAACATTCCCTCTTGAATCATTCAAAATGGGAATCCCTATTATTGGTTTAGTCCCTAATCTAGTACCTGAATGGATGAATGAGGATAATGGTATATGGATTAACAACCCAAATATGATGGTAGACGTTATTGCGGATTTTACTCAAAACTGGCTTGAGGATAATATTAGTCCTGTTATTTTTGAGGGTATGGAAAAAACAATATCAGAGTATTCTGACATGAATAGATTTGAATCAAACGTTGTAGAACTTTTTAGTAAAATGATTGACACTCGTTTAGAATCATTTGAAGAACAATTAAATAAATTTGAAACAATAGAATAATATGGAAAACAATACTATTTCGGTAATTTTACCAATTAGAAGCGGAAAAACAGGATTTTTTGAGGAGTATTTTGATAAAGCGATTACTTCATTAAAACAACAATCAACACCAATTGATGAATTAATTATTGTTCATTGTAATGAGACTTATCTAAAGAATCATTTAGATAGTTATGATTTTGGTGATCTAAATGTAAAATTTGAGGAATGGACTAAAGATCCTAATTTTGCAGGACAAATTAATCAAGGAGTTAGAGTCTCAGCATCAAAATGGGTTTCTATTTTTGAATTTGATGATGAGTATTCAAATATATGGATTAAGAATTTTAAAAAATATGCGGAAATATATCCTGAAGTTGATGCATTCTTACCTATAGTTGTTGATGTAGATGAAAAAGGTGTTTTTGTTGGTTTCACTAATGAAGCAACATTTGCGGCGAATTTTTCACCTGAAATGGGTATCCTAACAAATGACACTCTATTGAACTATCAGAATTTCCAATTATCAGGATTGGTTATTAAAAAGGATTCATATGTTGATTATGGAATGTTAAAAACATCATTCAAATTAACATTTGGTTATGAATTCTTATTAAGAATGACTCGTAATTCAGTTCGTTTTATGACAATCCCTAAAATCGGTTATAAACACACTAATTTAAGAGAAGGATCCATATTTTGGAATTACAAAAATGGTGATGATAGATTAAGTGAGGATGAGGTTAGATTTTGGATTGATTCGGCGAAGAAAGAATATTTATATATTAATCAACGAGAAATAAAATATGAACCTCAAGAAGTTTAATGACTGAAAGTGAAAACATTTTAAACGACACGAATGAAGGTAAAAGAAAAGGAAGAAAAGCAAAGTTAAATAATTATTTTGATGAAAGAGAGGAAAACGCGGTTAGGATGTACCTAACCGCAACCACTTTTGAAGAAAAAAACAAAATATATAATGATTATTTAAAACATCCTTTAGATAAAATGATATCGTCAATTATAAGACGGTATAAATTATACAGAAAAGATATGAACTACGATGAGGTTCATATAGATACCCATTCATTTTTAATGACCAAAATTGATAAGTTTAAACCATCAAAAGAAAAAAAGGCTTATTCATATTTTGGTACAATTTGTAAAAATTATTTGATGGGTCAAATAATGAAAGATCAAAAAGAAATGAATAGAAAAATATCCTATGAGGATATTTCTAGTGATCTACAACATAGTCCAGATATGATTTATCATATTGATGATGATACTCTTACAACCGAAGAAATTATAAATAAATTTTTAGGGAGATTGAGTGAATCAATGAATGATAAACAAATAACTGAACAAGAAATAAAATTAGGTAAGGCTCTTTATGATATTTTTGAAAATTACAATGAAATTTTTATTGATATATCAAATAATAAATTTCATAAGAATGTGATCTTATTTGAACTTCGTGAAATGACAAACCTAACGACTAAAGAAATAAGAAACTCAATAAAGAGGTATAAAAAAATATATTTCCAACTAGTACAGGAAATGTTAAAATAAATAATTTAATATTTATTGTTATGGCAAGACCTCAAAAAAAACAAATTAATTTAACAAAAGAATCAATGTTGTCTCTAATGCAAGAGATCTACAATGAACTTGTTGAGCAAAGAAATACCGCTATCAGGATCCAAAATAAAATGCTCACAATGATGAAGGAACCTGAAGATATGCAATTAATAGGACCGGTTATTGAAAAACAACAAAAAATAATTAATGATTGTGTTGAAAAGAAACTAACTCTATCTAAATTACAATCTCAAATGTGGCAAAAATCAAACGAAAAACAAGAAGAATTTACATTGTCTGATATTGATCTTGATGATGATATTATCAAAACTTTAATAGATAAAGACACATCCGATGATAAAAATTATAGATTAAAGTAATGGCATTAGATATAAGAGATGGATATGGTTTTATAAAAAAAAAGGTCTCAACAACTCAAACTTATGCTCAAGTTAGTTCTGATATTGAAGATCTAAAAAAAAGGTCTGGTGATTCTTTAGAATTGGCAAATAAAACTTTGTCCGAACAATTATCAAGTCTAAAAACAAAAACCGATAATTTCCAAAAAGGAACTGAAAATGTTAAATCCCAATTTGAGGAATTATTAGACTTAAGTAAACTAATATCAAGTGATAGTACCACTAAAGGTAATTCAAAGACTACTAGGTATTTAAAAAAAATATTTGTTAAATCCTTACAAGAGTTGACATCCCAACTCCCAAATCTTATTAATGAACTTGGGGTAAAGGCAATAGGATGTTCAGAAGATCAAACATATTTACCAAACCAATCAATTTATATTAAAGTTAAGTCTATTGATTTTATGGGTCTACTTAAAGACGATCCACAAAGTGTGGTTGGTAAAATTACCTATGAAAAAAATGATATACAATACAATATATTTCCATTTTCAATGAATAGGGAATTATACGGTAGAACACAAGATATAAACCAACCATATTCTGTTCCATCAGGATCTGACTATCTTGGGGTCTCAACTCAAAATTTATTTGACATTACTTATGTAGAGTCATATGTGGATCCGGTAACATTACAAACAATAACAGGAAACTTCTTCAAGGTTGATTTAAAACCAAGACAAAATAATCTTGTTACTGAATTTTTAAAAGATTATTACGAAACTATTGAAGTACTTGATTATAAAAATGTTTTCTCCCATTTGATGGATCAACTTACAGGTGCAATATCAATTGAGAAGGGATATGGTGATGCGGATCTATTGGATATCAATAAAGTATTACTAATATTTAAAAGATTAATAGGTTTGTGTTTTGACTCAAATAAAGAAATTGATGTCAGTGGGGTTGCCAAAGTTTCTGAAAACGACAATATTGATGAATCATTTTTTGAATTTAATGAAATTGATTTAAGAACATTAGATCAAAAAATTTCAGATATAAAACTGGGAGTCGTTGAGTTTGAGGAATGTCAATCGGTCAAATTATCCGTTGATAGTTTATCTATTGTTAATTCAATTAACAATCTAAATTTTATTGATGGTGGAAATAATAATAATCAAATTAATGACGCATCTAATTTAACCGATGTTGCAACAAATGGTTTCTTTCCTATCTCAGTAAATATTGATTTTAGTTTTTTAAAGGAATTCCCAAAGTCAATTGCAATGGCGGTTCTTTCACCGAAAACAGTTTTACCAATTATGGTACTTTCAAAATCAATTGGTAATAATGTTGCAGATGAAATAAATTCATTTGTTGATTTTGTAAAAAAATTAAAAACATATGTAAGTGAACTAATTACAAAAATTACAGAAGTTTTTGTTAAAATTCTTTTTGATATAATTAAAAAAGATATTAAAGCATTGATTAGTAGAATTATCAATAATGTAGCAAAGGAGAAAACAAAAAAATATACCGATATGGTATTATCACTTACCGCATTATTAGTTCAGATTGCAAATATAATTAAAGATTTTAGAGAGTGTAAAAGTATTATTAATCAATTACAGTCTTTATTGAATAACATACAAACAAGAACAAGCTCACTACCATTACCTTTATTATTGGCATCAAAATTAAGAAAAGGTTATTCAAAAACGGGAGCATTTTTGAGAGTAATAAAAGAATTTGAGGAACTTGGATTACCAACCGGCCCTATGCCTGATGGTAGCCCTAATTTAATGTTAGCCGCAGCAAAGGCAATAATCAATGGTATTGATGATGAAATGACTGAAAACGGAAGGGTGGATATTGCAATCCCTCCTCTTAGCATAACACCAGTTTTCATTACAGTACCAAATGTAGGATCAGGAGTCGTAATGTAATTATGGAAAAAATAGAATCATCAAAAATAGTGGAAATTATTAAAGAACATAAATCAAGTTCTAATAGTGATTTAAAATTAGCAATGGACTTCATTCAAAAAGATTTTGAATTAACAAAAGAAACAATTATAAAATTAACAAATCATTTAGATAAATTGGAGGTCAGTTATAATACACTATTAAGAGAATATCAATCAAGAAATGGAACAAAATAAAATAATATATTATGGTAAGGTTATTTCAGTAAACGATCCAAAAGGTATCGGTCGTTTACGTATTGAACCTCAAACCGAGATAATAAAATATGTTTACCCAAATGATTTTGTGTTTGGTGTTGATGAATGGACAAATAAAGATCCATTGTGTTTTCTTCCATTAATACCTTACTTTTTTTGGCAAACACCAAAAGTTGGTGAATTTGTTAATATAATTTACGCCAATAAAGAAGAAAGGTATGATGCAAACAAATTTTACATACAAGGCCCGGTATCAAGACCATGGAACAACAAATTTGAGGATTATACCAACTCACAATCTGTTATGGCAAGTGGTGAGAATTTTAAACAATCCGAATCAATAATTGATCCACAATCAGGTAAAGTTAGAGTTACTTTAGAAGGGGTATACCCAAAACCAGGAGATAACGCTATTCTTGGTAGAGGTAGTAGTGATATTATTTTGGTTGAGAACGATCTTGATGGATCATCAAACGTATTAGTAAGATCAGGTAAATATTTAAGATCTGGTAATGATAATATTCCTGTGGTTAAAAATGATAAGAGAGGATTCTTCCAATTATCAAGTTATGAGTTAGAAAATATTGATGCGGGAACAAGTACTGTAATAAGTGAAAATTATGAAGATATATCAACAAGTATGTACGTTGAGTGGTCAATTGACAATTTATCCTCAACCGCAACCACTTATGATTGTACAATCAATTTATATAAATTACCTAAAGATAATCAAAATACTAAAGTATCAAATATAAATGAGTCTATTGATGTTTTATCGGGTTTAACAATAAATCCACTTTACACATTACAATTCACAGGAAAAACATTAGACGAATCATCCGAAATAGTTAATAACTTTATAAAAGGTGTTAATGAAGGTAAAATACAGATTCTTCCATATGTAAATTATCCTGCGGGAAATAGTTTAAAAATGGATAATCAGTTTCCATTTTTTTATGGGCCTAAGAAAGAAACTTATTCTTATTTATTGAGTGATTTATCATTAACACAGTTATCGGACTTATCTGCCAAATCAAAAGTTATAGAACTTTACAATAAAATAACTTTAAGTGAGGGTTATAAAGAAAAAGGGTCAGGTTTAGTATGGACTTATACCCCACCAAAATTAGGGATATTAAAAAATATTAGTATTACCGAAGTAAATAAAAGAGATTATCTTGTTAATCCAGTAACATATTCTGTTATGGGATCAGATAAGATTTATTTATTATCTCACAGATCTACAGACAAATTCACAATAGATTTAAAAGATACATTATATGGAATACCTCAATCAAAGTTGGCGGTAGAAATTGAGAACAAAACAAATTCAATGGTTAGAGGTGAAGAACTAATTGATCTTTTAAAACTAATTGTTAGATTTTTAACATCCCATGTTCATGCGTTTCCTGGTGTACAACCAACGCAGATATCTAAAGACGGGACGCAAATACAAGAGATCCTTTCCAAACTTGCAAATGCTGATAATACGATATTAAATAAAAATATTCGTATTAATTGATATTTATATTAAAAAGTGTAAATGTCAATTAATAATTCTTATTTCAGTAGAAACAATACAATAATATCCAATAGTTATACCAACACAGGTAGAAACCCTGTTATGGAATTATTTTATGGTAATGGTGGTATTGCCAATCCTATTGGGTTTAGTCGTTTTATTTTTGATTTAGATTTAGATCTACTCAAAGAAAAATATAGTGATGGTACAATAGGTGATTGTAATAACAGTGTTGCTCATACATTAAGAATGACAAATACCTCATTCTTTGATAAAGATTTGTTAAATACATACACATCCACAGGTAGATTAAGAGCAACATCATTTGATTTAATTTTATTTAGAATACCATATAGAGATTTAGATCCTGATCAACCTCAAAATTGGGATGAAGGTGTGGGTTATGATTTTGCTGATTTATTAACACAAATACCAAGTGATAAGAATTATTCTGATAGACCGTCAAATTGGTATCAAACAACAACCATAGGTACTTGGGAACAACCAGGTATATATAGTAATACAAATACAGGTGCATTTAATTACAACCAACTACAAATAGTTGACATTCATCACTTTGAATTTGGGGATGAAAACATTGAGTTCAATATGACTCAAGAAATAAACAATATATTAAATGGATCATTTGATAATCCTGTTGGTTGGGGTATTGCTTATTTACCTCAATTAGAAAACTTAACAGGAACAACAGGTACATATGAAGTTGGGTTTTTCACAAGACATACTCAAACATTTTATGAACCATTTTTGGAAACAACATATGACGATTTGATTGATGACGATAGAAATACGTTTTCATTGGGTAAATCAAATAAACTTTATCTATATGTTTATGAAGATGGTGAATTTAAAAATTTAGACTCAAATCCACTTGTAACAATTAGTGATCAAAATGGGGATCCAATAACAGGATTGATTAATTTACCAAGTTGTAGAAAAACAAAAGGTATTTATGAAATTACTTTACCACCTTTTTCACCTGCGGCTTACAAAACACCTTGTATATTTACCGATACTTGGAGTAGTTTAAGTTTGAACGGGTTCCCAATGCCAACAGTTGAGAATGAGTTCACAATATACCCACTAAAGAAATCAGTCCAAATTGGAACTGACTCTAAACAACCTGAAATGTATGGTTTTGATTATTACGGGATAAAACAAGATGAGAAAATATTAAACACCGATGTTAGAAAAGTTGGTGTTATTATTAAAAAGGCATATACAACAAATCATATGTTACAACCAAATGTATCTGCATATTATAGAGTATATGTTAAAGAGGGGTCAACAGAAGTTCAAGTTCAAGATTGGACAAGAATTAATAGAACACCAAATGAATATTATTTCATTTTTGATACAAGAGATAAAATACCTAATGAATATTTTATTGATCTAAAGGTTACTTCTTCGGGTGAGGTAAATACTTATAAAAAACAGATTAAGTTTCAAATAGTTAATCGCAAATAAAATTAATTAAGATATTTATAAATAAAAAGAAATTATGGGCATTTATTTTGTAACAGATTGTTTTAGTGGTAATACATATGAAGTTGACTTTGGGTCTTTTGAGGTCAACCCATTAGAGGTGTGGTCATTCTCAGGTGTTGGTGGTACATTATATTGTGGAACTATTAATGAGGGCGAACAACCAACCGTATCCGAATATACCGGTATAACACAATATACTGATTGTTATGATTGTTTTACTGGAAGTGGAATTAGTGTTTTAATGGAAGAATGTAATAGTCTATTTGGTTATTATCAAAATCCTTCATTTTTCACATCTATTCCTAATATTGGTGATGTTTATAAATTTTGCTCACCGTTTGAGTCGGCCGATTGTTATTGTTTTAAAGTTTTAGGATTTGCGTTTGGTGAGAGTATTGATCCTATTTACGCTGGTGGGCCGTTTACCGATTGTTTTACTTGTCAAAACCCACCTACTAGTGCAGGAACAGAGGTTTTCTTATGTGAGCAAATATGTACAGAATCAGGAACAACAGTAGTAAGTGTGGTTGCTCCTCACCCAGTATGGACTAATGGTTACGGAGGTGAAGTAACTCAATTAAATATGATTACCCTTGGTGGTAATGGATTAAACTCGTAATAACATGAAGAAAATAATTAATTTAACCGAATCAGATTTAAATAGGATTATAAAAAGAGTTCTTAATGAAGGTAATGAAGAAAGCAATCGTTATATGTTTTTCTCAAATCTACAACAAATACGAAGACAATGTGATATGTTATTAGAAATGGATCAATCTATGATTGAGGGAATTCTTGAAAACGGTCATGATTGGGCTCAAGACCATATTGCTGAAGCAAAAAACAATATGGATCAGGTATTTGATTTTCTTATGAATGAAACTAAAAATGATGATATGTCCATGGATTATGATGATGACATGGTCATGATGGAAGGTCGTAAGAAAACAGGTACAAAGTTGTGTGCTAGAGGTATCGCTTCAGCCAAGGCTAAATATGATGTTCACCCCTCTGCCTATAGTAATGGACACGCTGTTCAAGTTTGTAAAGGAAAGATTAAAGGTTTGGACGGGAAAAAAAGATGTTCAGGTGCTTTTTGTTAATTTGACTTTTTAACTACAATTTACTTATATTTAAAACAAAAAAGATATGAGTAAAGTCGGTAAATGGTTTTCAAGAGTAGTAAAACGTACAAAAATGAAGTTTTATTTGTGGTCAAAAGGAGTTTCAATTGCCCCACAATATGAAGAGAAACCGTCATTGTACGAAAAAGTATCATTCAAAATTTGTTTAAAATGTATCAATCATAAAGACTCTGAATTCATGATTGATCCGATCACCGATAAAAGATACATTAGAAATGATGAATTAAGTATTTTTATTACTCTATCAGAGAATAGAGTTGATATAACTAATCACGTTTATCATTATAGTGTAAAATTAACCAATAGAGATTGGTCAAGAATTCTATTCATATTTGATAAAGAAACAAATAAAAGAAGAGTTGATATGGAAAATACTGTGAATTCTCAAATTAAGAATTCACTTAATGATGTGTATGAAAGAATATCAAAAATGTAATTTTACTTTCTTAATTCAGATAATATTAATTGAATTAATTCTGATTCAGTTATTCTAATTACATTTTCATTTGTACTCTTTTTTGGTTTATAAGAAGTCATTATTGGTTTTTGACCTTTACCTGTTTGGGTATCCTTTTTCTCGGCTTTTCTTTTTTGTTGGCAAGCAGATCTTTTTTCACTATCACTCATTTTACCCGCAACACCAGCGGCACGACATTTAGGATACGCCCCCTTACTTGTATCAGGTCTTCCACAAGGAGGATGTTTTCCATCAACTTTCCTACAAATATTTACCCAAGGCCCTTTTGGTTGTTTGGATCCTTTTGGTTTTTTCTTTTTGCCAAACCAAACGGCAAGATCTTCATTAATGGTATGAACGTCATGTTCTTCTTGTTTAAAAGTCCCATCTGAATTTTTTTCCCAAACACCAACTTGTTTTTTTATATTATTTTTCATTGTTTTTTTCTTTTTTTCATGATTTACTTTAATATCCACAAAATCCGTAAATGGTGCTAAAGTATGGTTTTTCCATTTCTTTAAACCCAATTCTATTGGCCCTGTATATTCACCAGCAGAGATTGATGTTGTATTTTCTTTTAATGGAACTATTTTTTTACCTTTACCCGGTGTTGGGTTTATTATATTACCATCATCATCGGATGAGGTTGATTCAGGATGTTTTTTTATAAAATTTTGGATTTTTGATGCCTGTTTTTCTAATTTACTAATTTGACCTCTTCTTAAATCCCAACTATGGTCATAACTATCATATTGCACAAGTGGACTTTTATAATCTGAAACAGATACATTAAAAGGATCTAATGAAGATTTTTCAAAGGGTCTTAATCCAGCGGTTAAAGGTGCAATATATGTTCCTCTAGATCCGCTAGTTGATGTTGCTTCAAACAACACTCTTTTAATAATTTCCTTTATATTCATAAAATAGTTAACTATACTTATAAATATAAAACTATTGATAAATGGAAGAAAATAATATTGAAATATATGGTAATTTATTCGGATCAATTAATCTTTTGTCTGAAGATCACTTAGATATGATATTATCTACTATGGATAAAGAACACTCAATTTATTATTTGGTTGAGTCAGTTAAATCGGCTCATAAAAAAGGTGCTTTTACTTTAGGTGAATCTGAAGTAATATCTAAATCAATTAGAATCCTTTCTAAGGGATAATTTCCTTACGTATAACAACATATTTAGATGAAAGAGACATAAGACCTCAATTGACCATGTTTCCATCCAATACATCCCAAAAAAAGACCATATAGGAATTGACATTAGATATAATGCGGAATAAAATTTAAATCGTTTGGTCTCAAATAGTGGGAACAAACAAGAAATAAAAAATAATACCGCCAAAACATTATGTATATCTTTAAATTGAGACACGGAAAAGGCGGTTAAAAATAATAATAACACCGAAGAAATTTTCCACTTTGGTAAATCAAAAAAGAAATAACTAACACAAGCATTTGTTATTATAAATAAAGGTTGGAGAATGGTTTCCCAAGATGATGAAATGGATGGAATATCTCCACATACCCAATAAATTATAAAAGGTTGTAACATAGCCATTAAAACTACAAACAACCTTCTATAATAATCAAATAACATTACCTCATTCTTTTAATTGTTGATCCGTCCTCATAAACTTCAATTATTACTCCAACATAATTTTCATCAATTTCTTGACCCAATAAGTTAATTATTTTAACCAATTTTTTTCCAGTATTTCTGTTATCAATCGCAATAGGTCCGTATATCTTAAAATTACCATCAGTATCCACTTGAGTTATTCTATAGTAATTAATATCCCTTTGAAAATTATTATCTAAAAAATTATAACTAATAAGTTGATTACTATTCCCCGCACCAAGTTTCTGACCAATTACCGAATTCTCATTAAATTCCCCTGTTGTTGATCTCTCAATCAAATAATAATCAGAGTTTTGTTCAGATGCCGTTTTCCATGTTAAAAGATTACCGTGATCTGTTGATATACCCTCAAAAGAAATAAGCTCAACAGGTAACGGATCAATTTCAAGTAATTCAATATTATCTATCCACCATTCTTCACCAACAGAATTTACCCGACATAAAATATCAATCGCAACTTGTGTAATATTTGGTTGTAAATTTAATGTAATAAAAGTTAATCCATTACTTAAAATAGGGGGGTTAGTGGTTGTACCTGCAGGGGATTGATATATATCACCAGCAGGAAATAAAGAATTTGTAAATGATCCGTTTGCGGTATGAATAACCGATCCCGTGGCGTTATAACCCCAAAGAGCATTAGTGTTACCTCTAATTCTAAGTTCAGAAAAATAATTTACACCTCCGTCTGTTGATACTTGAACCTCAACAAAATCCGTTCCATCTACCCCTCTTGATGTGGATGAGGGAGAAAAAAAAGAGTAAGATGCAAGTCTAAATTTAAGTTGATATAATCTATTTGGGTTTAATCCTGTTACATTTGGTAAAACATACCAGTTTTGCTCAATTCCTGAACTTCCATTTCCATCACCATATAAAAGAGCACTCTCGTTTGATGTCACTGATGCATTTGTTGCCCATCCTGAAAACCCACCAGCATTAAAAAGAGCACCCCCAATTGGGGTCACTGGGGTTAAAAACGCCCAATATCCTGCCCAATTCCATGTTTCCATGTAATCATATCTAATTAATGTTTGAGAGTTTGATGTTATTGAAATAAACAAGAATAAATAAAGTAATAAATTTTTCATTTTAAAAGATTTTATATTATATAAGTATAAACGTAAAAATAAAATTTGATAGTTTAAATAGGTTTTAGTTCTTTAATGTTTAAATCCCATTTATTATTTATCATTTATAAAATAACTTTGTTAGATTTACGTATATTTTCATCACCCCACAAAGGTTGGAGGTTTGATAACGACCAACATTTCATAAATTCACCATCACCAATCTCCTTGATGTCAAAAGATGATATGGGTAAAATGTGATCAACGTGCCATTCACCATAGTTGTCCCAAGTCATTTTATCTGTGAATTTATTTTCTAAATGATTAATCAAATCATCGGTCGTGTATTTTAAAATATCAAAATAGTGTCCATTCTTTTTTACATTATTTTCTTTTAATACTTGATAAATAGCAGTTCTGAAATTGTTTATTAATTTATAGAGGGGATCGTTTGCTTTTTTTGTTTTTTCATAGGTTCTTTTTACCTCACGGATTCTGTCAATATTTTTTTCACGGTATTCTTTTAGATATTGTTTTCTATGTTCTTTGTTTTGTTCGTACCAGTTTTTTGATTTCTGAGATAAATATTCTTTATTACTATCTCTCCATTTTTTATCCGCAATTTTTCTACCCCCGATAAATCTTCTACCATATTGTCCCAATACAACTCCATTTTCTTTTAGTATCCTTAAAATTGTTGGTTTACTTAAACCAGTCCTTAAAGATATTGTATGAGACCCTAACATTTCTTCATTATACATTTTAAGTATAATAGATAATTCTTCTTTAGTAGGGTCGTATTTTTTCATATACTATAAATATAAGAAACTTTACCAAAAAAACTATAGTTCTATTATAGAAAATAAAAAAAGGTTAGATTTCTCTAACCTTTTTCTTATTCTATTTTAAGATTTGATTATCTCAATTCTCTTAAATCAAATGTACGTACGCCATCAACGGTAATTCGTCCGTAGAAGCGATTATTTACCATCTTCTTCGCGTATCGGGTCATAATACCTTTGATTGGCGTGAAGTTGAATGGGTTGTACATTGTAGGTGTTAATTGTAGAGGTACATACGGTGCGTAGATGTAACCTGTGTCAAGTAACGATGTTCCTTTGTGACCCAACAAAATTTGGTTTGGTGGGAAGTAAGGATCACGATCCACTTGGTAGCGTCCTGGAAGAGTACCAACTCTTTCAATACCCATGTTGTACTGGTCTTGTTCAGGAGATGCGTTAGATACGTGGAAGTATTCTAAATCATCAAAGATTGCTGAAACTTCAGATGATACAACGATCCAGTTAGCTCCACCACGAAGAGTTGACTTGTGGATTTGTGCTGACAATTGGTTGATCGCAGTGATCAATGTTTGGTTCCAGTCCTTCTGAGTGTAAGAAGTTGTTTGTGCAATTCTTCTCCATCCGTTGTAGTCCCAACGTAAATTCCAAGCCGCTCCTTTTCTCAAGTCACGTAGGATTTCACGGTCAATCTCTGCTGCTACCTGCTCTGACAACAACGCTGTCAATTCAGCCTCAGCATCAATGTTATGGAATGCCGCAACGTCCTGAGCCATTTCAGGTGACCACTGTGCTCTTAGTTTTCTTTCAGTTACAGAAACTGTTACAGACTCAAGGTCAAAAGAAACTTCACCAATTTGGTCTTCAAACTCAAGGTTTGCATAACGTCTCCAAACAGCTGTGAAAGAATCACCAGAAGTTAAAGTATCTGTCAATGTTGTACCTGTGTAACCATCCAATGATGTGGAATCACAATCAGCACATACAGGACAAGAAAGATCTACTTCAAGGAAGATACATCCATCAGCATCACAGATATCATAGTAAGAACCACCATTACCTGTTGATGAAAGATCGCCACTTGGTAGGTTACCAGGCCATGAAGTTTGTTTAGTAGAACCATATTTAACGATTCCTTTTCCGTATTGCTGAGTAACAACTCTAAACAATAGAGAGTTTGGCCCGTCAGTTCCATAAACAACATTACAAGGAGTTGTTCCTGTTAATGCTGGATTAGCCAAAGGTGCGAAAATTCTCAAATCAGAAAGGAAAGTTTCTGAATCAACTTCCATACCATCAGGCCCAATTAATTTACCGTATCCTGCTTGTGATGTCCAACCACAAAGCTTAACAATAATTTTTCTAACATTATCACCCGATGCGTATTCGTATGGTAAAAGATCACCACCTTGCCATGCAACAACTGTAGTGTTGCTAGTAACCGCAGTCCACTTACCTTTTGAGTAGTCAAACAATCCTGGAGGATCTAATTGACCTTCAGATCCTTCATAGAATAAATCATAAAGATTCTTCTTGAATGGTTGGTTATTTGGTGCAGTACTTCCAGGATAACCTTGGCTAGGGAAGTTATTACCACTATTTACCGCCTCAGGAGACCCAATAGGTGAATAATGATATGCGTTTCCTTCATATCCATTTGCTGCCGTTTGCTCCTGAGATGTAGGTGCGTATCCCTGAATACGAGGTACAAAGTAGAACAATTTACCGATAGGTAAGTTCATAGCCTGTACTGATACGATGTCGTTAGCCAACAATTTAGAGAAAACTCTTCTTACGATTGGGAAAACAACAGTTTCAAACGCTCCGTTAGAAGTTTCTGAAGTTGCTTCGTTAATCAAGAAAGAAGCTTGGTTTTCATATAACTGTGCTACGTTCTCTTTTAGATGTCCTTTAAGTCCATCAAGGAACCCTAATTTGTCCCACTTGTTAATTGTATCTTCTTTGATAACTTTAAGGTGCTTAAGACCGATGTTACCAACAAGACCTGATTCTAATAATGCTCCCATTTTTTTGGTTTTTATTTGTTTTTATTTATTTTTATTTTTATATTTTTGACATTAAGTCCTTCATTCTTAAGAACTGAGGATTCTCATAAGTCTTTGATTCAATTAGATTTGTTGCAGATCCACTAGATGGTGTCTTTTCAACAGATCTTTCAAAAGATTCAGTGATTGTCGTTTCAGTTCCTTTTGAGTTTAACAACTCATCTTTAATTGTTTTGTAGAGATTTTTTGATTCCTTAATAGTTTCAACACCATCAAATCTTTTTAAGATGTTTATCTTTTCTTGTTTAGTTGTTGAATGTTCAGTAAACAAACGTGTTGCGTATGCAAGGTTTGAATTAAATACCGCCACCTCATTTAACTTTGTTCTGAAAAGATTAAGTGCTTTTCTATATTCCTCATTTTTCTCTCTAAGAAGGGTTAATTCCTTATCTGTTGACTCAACTCTCAAGTGTCTTGGTGCGGCTTTAGGTTTATCCAAACCTTTTCTACCCCATCTTTTACCTGAACCTAATGTTCTTGAAGCTTCTTTTGTTTCAGCCTTTTTAACAACAGGTTTTTTCTTTTTATCAACATCAGACATATTAACTTCTTCCTTATACTCAAATTTGGCTTTACCCATACCAACTCCTCTGGTTCCTTGTTTCATTTTTGTTTTGAACCCTTCTCCTTGATTAGGTTTTTTACCATACTTGAATTTTGAAGCGTTGCCCATTCCAACTCCCTTGGCTTTGAACTTAGAAGATTCCATAACATATTCGTCCATTTCAAAATAGTCATCACTCACAGGATCTAATTCGTCTTCCATGTAATCTTCGTCATCAAATTCCATTTCTAGTTCATAAATGACTTCTTCGGTTTCCTCGTCATCATCTTCTTCGTCATAAGATTCATCAAGTTCTTCTTCATCTTGATCATCTTCTTCTTTTGACTCACCAAGTTGGATTATGTACTCAACGTCCTCATTATCATCTGATAAGTGTAACATTTCGTCATCCTTTTTTACAATGATACCATCGTCATCATTCATAGCTTTAAACACACGAAGAATTTCTTCGTCTGAAGCATTTGTTAGATCAATTGTATCATCCATGTCCATATCCATTTCATCTTCTGAATCCATATCCATGTCCATATCCATGTCCATTTCATCTTCAGACTCTTCGTCCTCAAAATCCATATCCATGTCATCTGCATCAAATTCTACCTCTTCGGTATCATCTTCAACATCTTCAATCTCCTCATCTTCTTGTTCTTTGAGAGATTCTTTTACAAGCGATTTGATTTCTTCCTTCATAGTAGAAGCAAGTATTCCTTTTGCATTTTCATTGATAGCGTTTTCCAAATTCTTAATTTGGATAAACGTATCTTCAACTAATGATTCTTTTTTACTCATTATTTTTTAAAGTGTTTTCAAATAAATACTTGACATTTTCAAAAAATTCATTTTGTAAACACTTTTAGGTAAAAAAAATTAAATTATGGTAATAAAAAAAGGATGAACATTTGTCCATCCTTTCTAAAATTTTTATTTTTTATTTGATAATATATTTTTATATTTACGCCATACATAATATATCTCCTCATTCTTTAGATTAAACATCTTTTTACAATAATTATAGAATTCAAAATAATCAAAATCACTTAAAAACTGGTTCATAGGGCTAAAAGGTGTACGATATATTTTTCTATAATACGGATATATAGAACCTTTTATGGTGCCAACCATCTTCGTTTGCTCAACAAACATAGTAATAACTTTATCTAAAAACTTGGATCTTTTATCATCTTCATTAGATACTTCATCAGATTCATTCATTACTCGTTTAACAATTCTTGTTAAATCTGATTCGGTCACTCTAACTATTTTTTTCATATAATTTTTATATTAAGATTTTATTTCTACCGGTGTTTGGAAAGTTTTACCACTTTCGGTCTCAACTATAAGTGTATAACCATATGGTTTCCCCATAGATTGTGTCACAAAAGTACCAACAACATTATCACGTTCTCTTGTTTTTTGTCTTTCTTCAAAATCATCTTCTTTCATTACACTTTTAACGATACGTGATAGATCTTTTTCAGTTAATCTAATTACTTTTTTCATAAATATTTTTTTATTATAAATATATGAACAAAAAAAAACACACTTGTTAGTGTGTTTTTTTTGAATTTAATTTACTTGTATTTTACTCAATCACCTCATCAATCTTTGATTCCGTAATTGATGTGATCCTCCAGTCCATTGTATAATTTTCATAAACTTTGGTAACCTTTGCTTCAACATCAGTAGGACTATATCCCAAAACCAATTTTTCTTCTCTTACTTTTTTAACTTTTCCCGACTCTGTATCCAACAGATCAGAAGTGATTTTTGCTACAAAATATTTTTCTCCTTGTTCCATATTAAATTATTTATCCAAATAATCGGATAAACGTTTCATTAAGTCAAGGGATTTGTTTCCTGAAGATCCAATATTTCTTTCTATCGCCATTTTTTTATCTTCTTCAAGATTTTCTTCAAATTGCATTCTATCGTCTTTATTTAAGAAAAGATACGCCCCAGGTGTTGATGGAGAAGAAACCAAATCAAAACAAATTAATTCAAAATCATCTTGTACTTCATTTTGTTCACCAACTTTTTTAAGAGATCCAACCCCACGAGATGATATACCAAGAGTAACACCTTGTCTTAAATAGTTTGCCGCAAGATCTCCTTTGGTGGAACATATTCCCCTTTCATGAAACCCAGGACTTGTTAACAATTTTAACTTACCTAATAATACCGGGCCGTCCCACCATATCTCGGTAATTATATGGGATACTCTATCAAGATCAATAAGTGAGGATTCAGGGTGATTAAGTTCTGAAAGAGAAGTTCCCTTATCAATCATTTTTTTATAATTCTCAGCCTCCCTCTTTAATACTTTTTCAGGATATATTCTACCATTTCTATTTGGGGTATTGTATTTTTGTAATACCGCATAAAATTCAAATGGTTTTGAATGATCTAAAAAATTCTTTGATTCTTTTATAATCTCAGAATTGTATTTATCGTTTGGATTTATATACCCAGCATCGTACTCAATAAGAATTCCCCTCTTATTTGTTTCATTAGGGCCTAGTATTCTACTATCAGTCATATCAAAAGTTTTTCTATATAAATATCAAACTTTTTCTATTTTTACTTTTTGTTGTCTTACATTTCCATTTTTAGTCAAATAAAATTTAAAATATTGATTCTTTGTTAATACATCATCATATACTCCTTTTATTATTTCTTTTAATTTTCTTTTTAATTTTATATCTTTGAAATCAATTTCTTTTATTAAATAAAGGTTAATTTCTAAGTTTAAAAATGATTTCTTTTTTAGTTGTAGGCCACTTGTTCTTAAATCCATGTCAACAATAAATTTTTCATCAAATAATGTTTTATCAATGTGATCATAAATTGAATGCTTAATGGATCTTGACATATTTTGAGTTATTCTGATCCAAGATTCATAATCATCTTTTGGTTCAACCCAAGTTTGTAAATTAAGATAGAGTGATTTAAAGTCTTTTGAGTCCACCGTTCCATAGGTGATTTTGGAAGTTCTAAAGCCATTTAATTTGGCTGTTTTTCCTTTTTTCATAAAATATTTTCATATATTCGGTTTATTTTTAAAAAAAATAGATAAATTTGTAATATATATCAAATATAATAAACTAACTAATTAAAATAAAAAAACATAAATGCTTATTGTTAAAATAAAGAAGACAGGAGACATTGAGAGAGCTCTTAAAGAACTGAAGAGTAAAGTAATTAAAACAAGACAAAATTCCTTCCTCAACGAGAGAAAGGAATTTAAGAAAAAATCAGTTTTAAACAGAGAAAATAAGAATAGAGCTATATATCGCCAAAAGATGAAATTAAACGATTAAATATTTTCGTTTAATTTTTGTAATTTGAAATAAGATTCTTTATTGAAACTCTCTTCTTTAACTTTACTTATTGTTTCATTTATTTTTTGGATTGTTTCATTATCCATTTCATTTTCCTGCAATTTTTCAAGTTTACCCAAGATAGTACCCTTAAGAGTATAGAATGATTCAGTTAGTTGAGATTCATCAGATAAAATAATTTTCTTTATTTCTGACTTATCAGATTCGGATAAATTTTCCAAATATGACTCAATTGTTTTATTAGCAATTTCAACCATAGTACTTATTGGAACCTTAACAATTTCACCATTATTAACAGGAGACTTCATTATATTTTCCAAAATAGTATTCTTACTTTTTATTTTATTTTCAAGGTTCAAAACGCTGTTGGAGAAAAGATCATCAATTTCATTATATTGATTATCACACTTTACGTGCCCAACCCACATTTCCAATTCTTTAAGTTCCGATGGTTTAATTTTATTTATTGTGTTTTCATAAACAACAATACTCTGATTAATAAAATCATTTGCAATAGATTCATTTAATCCTTTGTTTGAATTAAGTTCATCGTATAAAAAATATAATTTACTTATGTTTTTATTTTTTAAAATTAATTCATCAAAAATGAACATATCCCTTTTTAATTGATTTTCTTTGTATGATTCAATTAACACGGATTCTATTTGTGATTTTAATATACCAAATTTCATAACTTTTTTTATTTATAAATATTAGTCTCTTAACAATTTGCTCAATTCATCTTCAATTGACCCCAAAGAATTTTTTCCCTTACTAAGATCAATATAAGAATCTCCTGAGATATCATCAGTTTCTAATAAGATTTTTAAATTGTCTTTTTTATTTCCTTCAGGTAATCCTTCAGGCCCTCCTGGTGGTGGGGATTCTTCTCCTCCTCCCATTGGTGGTGGAGCTCCCATATCACCTCCACCCATAGGTGGCATTCCTCCTTCAGGTGCCGCTCCTGCGGTTTGTGTGGATCCTGATTTAACTTTATATAGTTTATCCACAGTATCAAACATACCTGTATGTGTAATAACGGTTGGTGTATTGGCAAGTTCCGCAGCTACGGCTCTTTCTAATCTCATTTGTTGTACATCCAATTTAATATCTTCATCAGAAAATCCAAATATATGTTTCTTAGCCCAAGTTGCTGATGTTGGTGCAAGTGTGTTAGGTATTTCACTGACAAGATCTTTATATAGTAAAACTTTTTCTTTCCATACATCAACCATTAATAGGTCAGCTTGTTTTGATGGATTTGTTAAACCTAAAGTAAAGTTTTGTAATTCGTCCTCAAAACCTAACAAGAATAAATGAATGATTGCGATTTTATTCATTTCGGCAATCATACTTTTCTGAATTCTATTTATTGTTCTTGCAAAACGAATGTCCTGTAATGATAAGTTTTTCCCATCACCAACAACTTCCTCAAATCCAAGGTATGCCTTTGGGACTCTTAATGCGGTAACCAATTTCTTTTGGATGTATTCAATATCGGCAATTTCCGAAAGATTTTGTGCCCCAGGTAAAGTTTCAATTGGCATTGTTTGTGCCGGATCTCTAACAGGGACAAAATAATCTTGATCCACCGCCATTTGGTTAAAACGTAAGTCAACATTACCTGTTTTTGAGTCAACAACTTGATCTCTTTTAAATTTATTCGCAACACGTTGTACATATGGTTCAACATCCTTATCGTCCATATTTCCAACAAATACTTTAAACACCCGTCTTTCGGGTGCTCTTGATGTACGATAGATTAACATTGCATCTTCAGATAACATTAATTGTTTCCATATCCTTCTTGCTTTTTCCAACATAGAAGTCCCGTATGGTAGTTTTCTATCATCACCTAATAATCTAAAATGTGCTATTTCCCAAGAATTAAATTCCATATCTTTTGCTTTCCAATGGAACTTTAATCCTTTTGATTTTGGGTCCACTTCGGCATTTATTGATTTTGCCTGCATACCTCTCTCTAATCTTTCAATCTCAATATTTGGTAATTGCATACAACCAACAATACCCTTTTCAGGATCAAGTTTTAAATAAACAAAATTATCACCGTATTTACAAGTATTTCTTGTCCACATTGGTAAGTTTGTATTTATGTCCAATGTGTTGTTAAATAAATCCGCAAGAATACCTTTTATCCTTTTTGATTCGGAGTATATTTGTAGGATATATCCATCTTGATTTGCGGTGGTTGATTCTTCGGCATATATATCTAATGCTGTTGATATTTCAGGAGTGAACTCCATTGATTCATAATCATAAAACGAAGCTAATCTTGTTGGTTCATAATAAACCGCTTGAGTATATAAATTGTTTTCAATCTTTGCCCATTGACCTGACAAATAAAGAGTTTGTTGTGCTTGTAGTTTTTCTACCTCATACTCTTTTTTATCTGTGGTTTTTAATAATTCTTTTTTGTCTAACTTATATGTTGGTAAATCTTGATTCAATAATGAATTTGGCCCAAACGCTTGGGACAGTCTTTGCCATATTGTTAAGTTATTTTTATTTTCTTCCATATTCCTTTTAAAAAATTGTTATATATAATTTTAATATTCAATTCTAATAAGTCCATACTAATTACTTGTTGATCCCGATGAGGGTGTTTGATTAGTATTTTTTTCTCTACTGTTATCTGGTAAAGATCCCTTTTTATTATTGAACGATACCTCAAAATTTTTGGCACTTAAAACAGGTTGTCCCGGAACAATAAGGGATGATCCCCCAATTAAGTTTCCTGATTTTTTTCTTCTTTGTAATCCCATATTATATAAGTATTATCTGATACCAAATAACCAACCATAGTTTTCATAATCTTTTCTACTCTGTGAGGAAGTATCTCTCGCTCTATCTTGATTATAGTTTGGTATAACAGGATTAAAATCAATTACATTTTTAACCGATTCATTATTATTTACCGTCCAAGATTCTAACATTGCCTTTGTTTGTTCAGTAACCTTTTCCAAACTTGAGAAGGATGATTCCCCAACATATAGTGCCATTGATATTGACATAATTAGGTCATCATGATGTCCTTTTTGGTGATCTGGTCTACCATTTATATAGACAAACGTATTCATTTCATTATATAAACGAGAACTATAAATTCTAAAATCGTGTCTCATTCCTTCCTCAAACGCTGCAATAATTTGAACACGTTTATTATTAAAGTTTATACCAGGAATTTTATCCATTGCCTTTGGATTATACTTCCAAGTATTATTTAAATCAACTCCATCAATATACATATTTTTATACCCTAACTCTTGAAGTTTTCTTGATGTCGCAATTCCCATACCTCCTGTAATATCTATAACAATAAATGCAGAATACATATTACCCCATTTATATGCCACCTCTGCAAGAACATCAGGTGGAATTTTTCCAATATATTCCAATACTTGTTCTCGTGTATCAAAATCAATAATTTGTATTGTTGAGAAATCCTCACTATCCCCACGAGAAACGTCAACCCCCATGATATATTTATGCCCAACAACTGGTTCTTTGAAAATCCATAATGAGTTTCCCATCATTTTATTTGATGGTTCTTTAACCATATTTTCACGGATTTTTTGCATTAACTTAGAATCAAAGACATTATCACCAGATCCAAGGAAATTACATTCCAACTCCTGAGATACTTTTCTCTTATCGTACTTAAGTTTTTTAACCATACTCTCAAACCAAGCAGAACAAGGTTTATAACCTTTGTCCATTATGTCTTTAAGTTCCACATAATCCCTTGATTCAAATGGTTTATCTAACCAACTTATTATTTTTTCTTCACCATATTCTTCTTTATTTAGAAGATAGTGAATAATGTCATCTGTTTGGACTAAATATAAATCTTTGGTATATCTAGGATCTCTGAACCAATACATTTCAGTGATTTTGAAATCGTTCATTCCACTACTTGCTTGATCATATATTTCATAATATATTGGATCATATCCATTAGGTGTTGACACCACGATTACTTTACCTCCTGTAGAAAGGGATGCCATACAAGCTGCCCAAAAGTCACTATCCGCCTCAATAAATGCCGCCTCATCAAATATTAATATTGTTGGGGTAAACCCACGAAGGGCATCTTTTGATGTTGCAACCGCCTTAACTTCACATCCATTATTTAACTTATAATGTTTTTGTGAATTTTTTTCCGCAGCAAAATCAATACCAACCCATTTAGGCCATTGACCCACAAAAGCCCTAATTTTGTTTGCCATCTCTAAAGACGTATCCAATTTGTTTGCAATAATTAGGATTTTTTCAGGTTTTATTTTTTTTGCAAATGCCAATTTTTTTGATACCCAAGCTGCGGTTACGGTTGATACACCCGCCTGACGATATTTTAATGCAATATTTTCATTGTATTCCTCATAATCATTTAATAATGTTATTTGATCAGGAAATAATTGTAGTGGGACGTATTGTGAAACCGTATTATCGTAAGTTTGTAAATATGTTTTTAATGCGTATGGGGTATCTTTCATACATTTCACATACTCTAACATTAGTTGTTCTTTACTCAAACTCATATAATCTATTTTATTATAAATATCAAAACCCCCAATTAATTTCTTAAAAGGGGGTTTATTGTTATTTTACGATTTATTAAATTCCTAATCTACTTAAGATATCATCATCATCTTCTTCTTCGTCCTCATCATCCTCATTACCATAATATTTATCATAGTCTTTTTTGGCTTTAGACAATATTTCCTCAAATCTACGTTTAACTTTATCATTATCGGAAGGTCTTTCAGAGATAACATTTGACATTATATCCTTTAAAAATTCTTGTGCCGGAATTCCGTAAAGAATTCTTTCAAAGAAAGGTAAGTATTTTCTTCCCTCAAGATCAATTGTTAACTCGTCAGGAAGTAAAGATTTTAATTTTCTTACTAATTCACCACCAACCCTAAATTGCATTGGTTCATGTGAAAATACGTCAGTTTGAGACATTACATCCATAGCCATTCCAGGGTCTACCTCTCTCCATTGTTCTCTTGACGCAACAGATGCAAACCCTTTAACCAATTCGTGTAATAAAATTGGAAATATAAGACCATTTGTAACAATCACATCCATTGAGTCTCCTTCACCACCTTCTTCATCTTCTTCATCATCAGACTCCACTGAAGATGATCCCGCAGCATTACCCCCAAGCATTTCAATTAGTTGATCATTTGTGAAATACAATAAATCATTTCCTGACATGATTTTGTTATAAAGAGGGTATAATCTAGGATCAATCTCATCTAGTCTATCTTTAAATGCTTGATAACTAAATTGACCTCTCTTACCTCTACCTTGAATCAGAGCATTTATAATATGTCTTTTTTCTATTTCTAATTGTCTTTGTTCTTCCGGTGTTAATTCATCAATGTCAAATGAGAAATTTTTTGGTAATTCCAATTTTGGTAATTTACTTTTTTCCATTCTAAATTGATTTGGGTCTATTTTCTTTTCATTTAGATATGCAACAACATTTATAAAATCAAATTTATATTTCGTCCCACCATCTTGTGTTTGAGTCTTAACAATTAATCCTTCATCTATTGCCTCTTGTAGTGTTATACTATATGGTAACCATCCTTCTTCTTTAGATGCAATCTCAACTGCCAAATCTTTTAATTGTTGTTTTTTACTTGATTCAATAATTAAAGCCTGTTGAGTCGCTCTCATCATTTCAGTCATTATTGCTTGGGCAACATCAGGTCTTGTTAAATTTTCTGTTGTACCATAATATCTTTTAACATAGTCAACAACCTCCTTAAATCTTGTACCAGCAAGTCTCTCAACATCAGGAACACCACCAAAAGCTCTTGTTTTTGCAAATATACCTTCAGGATCTGAAATCTTTCTTTCAGCACTTGGATCCATTCTCTCAGGATAACTACCGTAATCAATCGGCGCTTCTTTTACTATTCTTCTTATTAATTTTTTTAATTCCTTATCTCCCATGATATTACGATAATGCTTGTTTAATCCAATGGATAAAATCATTCTTCATTTTTTCTTGTTCTCCTCTTGGCTTTTCTTTCACACCAGGATTAGGATTTTTGAACGGATTTTTTCTTGTTGGGGTTTTTGTCTTTTCTCTCTCTTTTGTTCTTTCCTTTTCTTTGGTTCCTTGTTCTTCCATAGAGGTTTTTCCCATTGATGTTATTTTACCGATTGGTCTTTTCATTTCAATACCTTCTTCTTCAGAAAACATAGATACCTTTTTTGGGTTTTTCAACATCATTGATTCTGACTTTTCAGTAATTGACTTTTTGAGATCACCTTTTGTAATTTTAGGGTTAATATGATTTGACAACATTTCAACAATCATATCTTCAAGTTCCTGCTCGTAATTTTCTTTTGTTGTTTTTTTCTTGTATTTTACGGTTTTTTCAGGGTGTTTCTTTTCAGGCATTTTTTCATATTGTTTTTTTGACGTACTCTTTGAGAATTCTTTTGCCATTTTACACCACTTACAATCTTCGGTTTCACATTTATTACAACGAGCCCAAAATAAACCTTGTTGTGCCTTTGATTCAAATTTTTCAGTCATTTCACCTTCAGCTTGAGTGACTTTTAAATTACCACCCTCAACAGAAACAAGAGTTTTTTTAGATGGATCTGTGGGTGGTGGTACTTGTAAACCTTTACCACCAGAAACCGCAGATACAGGTGCTTTATATTCCACCTCCTGTTTAACATTTTTTTGCCATTGTTCTTTAGTTTCTTCCTTATCAAATTTCTCCGCCAACAATTTAATTTGTTTTTCTGACATATTCATTAATGTTGAGAAATGGATCCCATTTTCCAATAATACCAAAGCATGATTCTTATTTTTCATATACTACTTTTTTTTCAAATTCAAGAACGATATCACGTTCATATAATTTATCTTTAACTTCTTCTTCAGTTTGTCCAAACTTAAAAACAAGTCTTTTAATAATTGAGAAATCAATCCCATCTACTTCTTTCTCCCATCCTAATGCAATAACATCATCTGTTGCGTCTATAATGGAAAAAACATCGGAGTCTTGTACCAACTCCAATGTTATTTCACCATTTCTTAATACTCCAACTTTCTTAATATATTCAATATCAGGAGGAAGTGGATAACCATTTGCAGGTTTTGATTCCCAATTTTCCCCCCATACATCTTCAATTGTATTGGAGAATATAAATTCATATATGTTGTCTCCCTTATAGTTTGGGCCTAATCCATTAATATAGATTAATTTATTCATATAAGTCTACCTTCAGGTGTAATTTTATATTGTTCACCGTTTAGATTGAAAATCAAATTCTTTTTGTTTGTTATACCAATAAATTCTGAATCTGTATTTTCCTTCAAAAATTTAATTGCCGATCTTTCTTGTTTAGTAGTTTCTGACAATCTTAAGATTTCGGATCTTGTTTCAAACAATCTTTTTTTGTTTTCTTCTTTTTTAATTGATTCGTTCAATTTTTTATCACCCTCCTCAACCTCAAAATATTTTGTTATGATCTTATCCACAACTGACTCACTAAATGTTCCATGTAAAAAATGATCATCATCATAAGAACGTCTGTGTTTTCTTGCTCCTCTCATAGTGTAATCGTCTTCCTCTTCTTCGTCCTCAAATCCAAATTCATCTTCAAACTCATCAAGACCAACTTTTTTAGCCACGTTATGTCCATATACACTTGGTATTTTTGATTCCAACGCATCTCCTAATGACATCATTTCCGCCATTTCACCTTCAGGTGATGGTTCCATATTTTCCATTTCATCACCTTCTTCAGGTGCCATAGGAGATTCAACTTCTCCTTCCATTTCACCACCTTCTTCTGGCATTCCTTCTTCCTCCCCTTCAAAACGAGCAAATATTTCATCAATATCATCTTCATCCAATACAGAAAGATCCAAAGCCGATAAAATGGAATTTATAACATATTTCACATCATTTCCATCCAATTTTTCTTCTTCTTCTTTTCCGCTTTCATAGTCACGAATTTTTTGTGCTAATTTACCTGTTAACTTTTGGATAGTTTTGAAAGTAATTTCTTCTTCAGGAGTTTCATCTTCCATTCCTTCTTCAGGTTCCGGCAACTCATCTTCAGGTGTTAGTTCCATTTCAGGTTCTGGTTCACGTGCGGGAGATGGTGCAGGTGCGGGAGATGGTGCGGGAGATGGTGCAGGTGCGGGAGCGGGTGCCGGACTTTGCTCATCTAAAGACTCTTCTTTTGTGGTTTTAAGATAATATTTCATTTCTCCCTCAAATAAAGAAGTCCCAACAGAATTTTCGTGAAGAGAATTAATCTCTTTTGCCATCAAATTTAAACGCTTAAGCGCTTGAGAGTATGAAGAATAATATTTTCTATTCTTCATTGGTTCAATATATTCACTTACGTTTTCACTGATTTGTTGCTTTATAATATAACCCACTTTTTCTTTAACGATCTGATACGTGTTACCATCAGCCATTGGTACAGAAAATTCGGTTGATTTAGTCTCATTTACAGGATTTGGTAGATGCTCATTATAACGAGCGATTTCAAGTATCCTATTAATTTTATCCATACCTTGTAGTTTTTCACTACCAATTGGTTTAAATCCTCCCATTGTTTTTTGTTTTATTGAATTATTTTTTATTATATAAATATATCATATTCATTGTTTGTTAACACAATGAATAATAATTGTTTAGTTTAATTATTTTATGGACAATTTTTTATCTAAAAATTTGTCTCCAAATTTATATAGTTTATCTATATATCCGTTTCTTCTCAATATTTTAAAAACCAAATTCTCATAAGAATACTCCCCTTCTTTCTCTAATCCACAAGTTCTATATTTCTTAATTTTTTCTTTGTATTTCTTCAATATATTTTTTGCAGTATCAATATCCTCATCTTTTACATTATCAATAACACCATCAATAATATCCATCCATTGTTTGGATTTATCTTTTAATTTTTCTTTATCAATAGTTACTGATTCTTTCTTTGGTTTGTTTGCCCATTGATCAAAAAGAATGGAATAAACCCCACTACTAAAATGTGCCTCAGACTCATCCTCAACATATAACTCAACATCATAATCATAAATGGTGATATCGTGTTTTTCGTTAAAGATTATTTTTTTCAATGTGAAGAACTCTTTATAAAGTTCAAGTTGGTTAGATGGGAATTGATTAAAATTGGCAACTATATGTAAATCTACATCCGAATATTTTGACCAATTATAATTAGCCAAGGATCCTGTCATAACAATATCTGTGATTAAAATATCAACACCTAAAAAATCAATAAATTCATAAGCAATCTCTAATAAACGATCCCTTATCTCTTTATTTAATTTTGGATCATCATCAACATTATCCCAAATTTTTGGGTTTAATGTTTTTTGAACTTTAAAACTAGAAATTATATCTCCGTATGTATCCATTATTCATAAATACCATACAAAATGAAATTGTTATAGTTTTTTGTATTTGAATGTTTTTGCGATTTTTGAACTAAAGAATTTACCTTGAGACTCTGACATTCTAAATTGAGTGTATAATTGGTGGGGAACCTCATTATATTCGTACTTGGCACCATTGTTGAACTCAACAACCAGTTTTTTTGTTATTGTGTCGTAAATGGTTTTTTTCAAATTACTTGAATTAATCTCGTTTACGATTGTTGTTCCTGAAATTTCTTCTTTTACAATTGCCATAATTTTTTTTATAAAAACATAATAATAATTTTGGATAATTCAATAATTTATATATCTTTGTATAAACAATTAAAAATAAAAAATATGAAAAATTTTGTCTTCTCCTTGGTTATGTTGTTCGTTTCTTTTGTTGGGTTTGGTCAAGTGATAATTGCAGAAATTGATCAATGGTCAACTTTTGAATGTAAGTTTACTGAAAATTACGATTCAATTGTTGGGGATAAAAATCTAACTGTTTTAGGTTATGGATTTGGTCGTAATACCCTAAAATTTGACTTGAGTGCCAAAACATACAAATTCTTTTTTCTTGATGATGAATTTTCATCAGGAATTATGGATTATAAAATTAATAATGGTGTTTATATTTTTACTTGCAAAACAATTGATAGAAAAACAAATGAACCTATGGATCTTTTTGTAACGGTTAATACAAATAATATGAAATCTAATGACCCATACGTTACACAATTCTATTCAGATGTTAACACAAATAAATCATATGGGATTATAAGTTATTTAAAATAAAAAAGGGTCTTACGACCCTTTTTTTATGAGCAAAAATCTTGTTTAAATTCAACTAGGAATGGGTTTGATTTAGTGATAAGTTCAGGACTTAATTGTTTTAATACGTTATTTATGTTTTCAGAACCACTGTAAGTTTTATTATTTTCAATAGGGTTTGTAACAAATACTGAGTCGTCTTTAACCACTGATTGAACAAATCTAGCTCCGTACGAACAAGTAAAATCAAATCGTAAATCAATACTATTGGATTTTAACATAATAGTGTAAACATCTGATGTTAGTTTACCTGTACTAGGATCCTTCTTACCCGGTGTTTTTGTTACTTTTGTTGTAAAATTAACTCCATCTGGTTGAGATTTTGATTTAAAAGTTAATTTAGATGTAGGATCATTATTTATTGCAATATTTGCAACCGATTTAACAAATGCCGCAGGATCTTTAGTTCCTGGTGCTGTAACAGGAGTTGTGGGTGTAGTTGCCGCTTGTTGCTCCCCTAAATATTGTTTTTTGGTTGCGGTCTCATGCATTTCAAGGATTCTTCTTTTTTCAGATTCATCAATATTAAATAAAGTTTTTTTCATATTTTAAAAGATTTATATATAAATATACGACAATAAAAAAAAATCCACCGTTTGGTGGATTCAAAGGTCAAAATTATTTCAAACTATTTATTCTATCTCTTAACTCAATACATCTTTCATAATCCTGATTTTTAATTGATTCATTCAATTCCTTATTTAAAGACTCCAATTCTTCTTTGTTTGATGTGGTTTTGAATTTCTGGTTATGATTGTATACGAATAAAGTCCGTCATCACTCCTAAAACTTCTTCTTTCCCAATCACTATTCTCATCTTCTCCTGACTCAATTCTTTCCTTATTATTGGTGAAGGAATTATTAATACCCTCAAAAAGACCATCAAAAGAATTAAATTCTCTAAACAAACGATTAAGATTGTAAAAATTTCTAAACATATTTTTTTTATTTAAGGTTTATTTTTAACCTCCTTTTTACTAAAGATATGCTAAAATAAAATTAATGACAAAATGTCATATTTTTGTTAATTTATATGACATTTTGTCAAAATATAGACTTTTATTTATTCATTGATTAGATTTTTAAAAAATTAGAAAAAATGATAGAAAATATGGATAATGATGACAAAGGTAAAAAAGGTTCTGACAAGAATACTCCCGTTCTTGATAATTTTAGTCGCGATTTAAATAAGCTTGCTGAAGAAGGTAAATTAGATCCTGTTGTTGGTAGAGAAAAAGAAATTATGAGGATCGCACAAATATTATCAAGAAGAAAGAAAAACAATCCAATTATTGTTGGTGAACCAGGTTGTGGTAAAACAGCAATTGTTGAGGGTCTTGCAATGAAAATTTATGAGGGTGATTGTCCAAAAAATTTATCAGATAAAAGAATCGTTTCTTTGGATATGAACTCAATTGTTGCTGGAACAAAATATAGAGGTCAGTTTGAGGAAAGAATGAAAGTAATTATTGAGGAATTACAGAACAATCCTAACATAATTGTTTTTATTGATGAGATTCACACAATTGTTGGTGCTGGTAGTTCTTCAGGATCATTAGATGCATCAAACATATTCAAACCAGCCCTTGCAAGGGGTGAGATCCAATGTGTGGGGGCAACAACTCTTGATGAGTATCGTAAGAACTTTGAAAAGGATGGAGCCTTGGAAAGAAGATTCCAAAAGATCATTGTTGATCCTTCAACAAAAGAAGAGACATTAACAATTCTAAAGAATTCAAAACCAAAATATGAATCCCATCACAAAGTTTTTTATACCGATGAGATTTTAAATTTATGTGTTGAGTTGGCAGACAGATATATAACAGATAGGGAATTCCCTGATAAAGCTTTTGATATATTAGATGAGGTTGGCGCCAGATCTCAAGTAGATTTAAAATTACCTGAAAACATTGAGAAATTAAAATATGAGTTATCTCTTATTAAGGTTGAAAAATTGGATGTTATTAAAAAACAAAAATATGAGTTGGCGGCAGATTTAAGGGATAAAGAAAGGAAGATTCTAACAAAATTAGATGAAGAGAAAAAGAAGTTTGAGGATCAATTACAACAAAGTAAAAGAGAAATATCTGAAGAACTTGTTTATGAAGTTGTGTCAAATATGACAAAAATCCCTGTTAATAAAATTACGATAGATGAAACAAAGTCTTTGGTCAATTTGGAACAAACATTAAATGATATTGTTATCGGACAAGAAGATGCGGTTAAAAAGATCTCAAAATCAATTAGGAGAAACCGTGTCGGCATTAAAGATCCAAATAGACCGATTGGTTCATTTATATTTTTGGGATCAACTGGTGTAGGAAAAACGTTCTTAGCAAAAAAATTGGCAAAAGAAATATTCGGAAATGAAGAAAATTTGATAAGAGTTGATATGTCTGAGTTTCAGGAGAAACACACAATATCAAGATTAATCGGATCCCCTCCAGGGTATGTTGGTCATGAAGAAGGTGGTCAATTAACAGAACAAGTTAAGAACAAACCATATTCGGTTATTTTATTTGATGAGATTGAAAAGGCAAATAAGGACATATTTGCAACCCTCCTTCAAATGTTAGATGATGGTCATATGACAGATGGTTTGGGAAGAAAAATTAATTTCAAAAATTGTTTGATTATCATGACATCAAATATTGGAGTTAAAAAACTACAGGATTTTGGTAATGGAGTTGGTTTTAAATCAAACAACAATAGTGAGGCAATTAAAGAAGAATATAAAAGAGATATTCTTAAGAAAGAATTAAGTAAGTTTTTTGCTCCCGAATTCTTAAATAGAATTGATGATGTGATCATATTTAATTCTCTTAAAAAAGAACATATTGATAAAATTGTTAAACTTGAAATTGATAAGTTAATTGGTAGATTAAAATCAATGAAATATAACATCTCCTACGAGTCTTCGGTTATTGATTTAATATCTGAAGTAGGATTTGATGAACAATATGGTGCAAGACCAATTAAAAGAGCAATACAAGATAAAATTGAGGATCTTATTTCAGAAAAAATATTACTTGACGAAATTAAAGAGGGTCAAGAACATATGTTATATGTTAAGGTTGAGGGTGAAAATAAAATTATTGATATTGAAAATAGATCATTAGAACAACCGAAGAAAAAAGGGAGAAAGAAAAAGGAGGTTTAATAACCTCCTTTTTTAATGTTTAGTATAACCAAGTTCTTCAATCATTAGTTTACCCACTTTAATACCATTATAAACATCGTCAACAACAACATATTCATTTTCGGTATGATATCTATAATATCCAATTGAGATATTGAAGCAAGATATTTTAAATTTTTGTCTGATCGGATAAATGTCAGTATATGGGTGTCTATGGTATCTTGTATCTTTAGGGAAATGTTCATTGATCAATCTACCACCAACCTCAAAGAAATCACTTTTACGGTCAAACATATTAACTCCCATCAAAAATTCTGAAATCATATTGTTTTCAGGAGCATCAAACTGAATAGCATAACCAACATTATCAAAGAATTTAGGATCGGCATTTGAGGATCCCTTACAACCAGTTTCCTCCGAAACAAAAAATGCCGCCTTAACATTAGGAAGTTCTTTAAGTAGTTCCAAACAAGCATAAACACCACACTTATCATCACCACCAATACCTGTAGGGTTCCCATCGTTATTATACGCCTTCAAAGATAATTTAACATTACCTTGAGCATCTGGTAACATCTCTTCTCTAACATTAATAGAATCAATGGTATGAACCGTGTCCGTATGAGCAATTACACAAGGAAAATGATCAACATTTTCATCCGTTTGTTTGGTTGCATAAATATTATAAAGTAGATCAACATAATACGGAATGTTGTTTTCATCCAACCAATCACATATAAATTGAATCATTAAATCTTCGTGATACGTTTTTGTCGGAACCGACAAAACTTCTTTCAATAATTGATAATTTCTTTCCATACCACAAATGTATGAAAATTAAATCAATTTTAAAAACTTTTTTATATTTTTTTTATTTTCTATGAATAATTCATATTGACTCTCAAATCTAATGAATTCATCATAAGTTAAGGATCTTTTAGTGGTAGAATTAGTTATGTTATTAACAATTTCTATTAACAATTTATTTGTTTTGGGATCCACACTTTTAACTCTGAAGTATAGATTTTTATTTCTTTGTAAATTAATCCATTTATCAAAACCATATTTGTTAGCAACAAAACGAATAATACTATAATATTCCTCAACATCATTATACTCTTCAGAATCATATAGTGATTCCAAAATGTTATCAAAATATCTTGTTATTTGACTATTAAAATATTCATTATCAAAATTATGACATCCAGTATTATAGTATGACTCATTATACATACCATAATTTTGTTTAGTGTACTTATTAACTATAGAGTGTAATAAGTCCTTCAATGTAGATTCTTCACTACTCCCATTTATAGTTTGAAACAACTTAATTAGTATGTTTACAGAAGTAACATATTTGTACATTGAGGATACTTCTCTAATTCCAAAATATTTAAATCTATTCTCTAACTCACTTTCAACCTCTTCCCTACAAGACTGTAGTTTACATTCATGCTCAATGGTAGCATATTCACCATATACCCAATCAGATTCGTTTGGGAAGTGTTCATAAAAATATTTTGATTTTTGGCGCCAATCTTTATTAATTAAATCTTTATTAGTTATATCAACAATCGTATTTAATTTATTTTTGTTATCATTATTTAAAAAATATTCATACAACCACCCTTCGCTCCAAGCTTCCTCCACATCATATGTGCCATAATCCGCATCCCAATAAGAATCTTCAAACCTCCTTATCCAATATCTATCATCATCATCAAGTTCAAATAAATCAAAAAAATCATCATCATTATCAAACGTAATAGTTACTTTACTTAAACCCGGATTTTTTTCATTAAAATTAATATGATCTAAAAGATCATCATAACGACTCACATACCAACCAGGATTAAACCCCTTTTTAATTGACAATAATAGTTCGTAAATTGGACTATAATCAAGATCTTCGTTTTCCATACTAAAATAAAT